ACCATTAACTGTCCTACGAATTTCCATAGTTACAGGAACTGTTGCAGATTTAGATTTAAAGTAAACATCTACTGATGATAGATGAAATCCTTGTGGGTTTGCTCTAGCATCAACTAAGAATGTTTGACCTAATGGATCATACCAATAACTAACTGATGTTATTGTCTTTTGATTTTGTAGTGTTCTTGTTGTAAGAATTGTTTCTTGTTTAGTTTGTAATGTACCAATAGCAGTGTACTTAGTCTCACCGATAGACTCTTGAGCTTCTGTATCATTAGTTGAGTTATCAATTAAACGAATAGTTCTTTCACCAGTCTTAAATGTATTAGCTGGGATTTGGAACTCAAAACCAATATTACCATACTCGTCAGGGACTAAGTCATCACCTAATGAATATGTGGTAACTGCTGTAACTACACCTGAACCGCCGCCAGTTAAACCAACAACATACTTACCAACTGCAATAGTACCAGCATCGTTATAAACTGTTAATAGGCGTTTAGTAGAATCTGTTGTAGAAGGTTGTGAGTATATAGCAGTTCTTGCAGTACCAGTTTCTGTGCCTGATGCTGAACCAGTTCTAAATGATAGATACTCATATACACCTTGTTTATCATCAAATAAAGTACCAGTATGATTTTGAACTTCCACTATTGTTAATGGTTTAACATATGATGTGATACTTGTATTCTCAATGAATGGGTATAATTTAGCTTTAGGTTTAAATAATTTTGATACACCTAAAACAGTATTAGCTCTAATAAATGGAACATATTGGATATCAATTACACTTGTACCTAATGTAGAAGTTGTAGAACCAACAACATTAGTTGAAGTATAAGATCCTACAGTTAGTGTAGTATATAGTCTACCTCCACCAGACCGTTGTGTTCCTACAGTTTCATACTTATCAGCAGCATCTTGTAATTGTATATCAACTACTTTATTAACTGCAGGTAGGTAAGCTGTGTCAACCCATTGATCAAATGCTGGTTCAAGTATAATAGAACCGACAAAACGAAGTACATTGAATGGATTAATATTTGCATAGGTCGTTGATAATGGTTGATCTATGGCGGTAACTTCAGTATATTCAAGAGTTACTAGATCGCCAGTCTTTGCTGTATTTGTTAATGTTGATGTATCAAATTGACTAAATTGAATTGCGAATGGAGCACGAAGTTCTTGATTAATAGGATCAATAGCAGCAGCAAAATCTACATCAGCCGCTTGAGCAATTGAATTCTCATTATAGTTTGTTGCAGCTCCACTCCAATTATTTGAACCATTAAACCATGCATTCCACCAACCCCAGCGTCTTTGTGACCAATTGCTTGCTGAAGTAGCAAAAATGTCAGCTGATGTAAATGCATCAACTACAAATCCATTTTTAAATTTTTCAAAGTTAGATGCATCAGGAATAGATGTATCCTTTGCTTGTTTTTCTAATAAAGATAATTGTGTATAGTATTCAAGGTTACCGATACGTTTGTCTAATTTGCCAATATCACGCATAGTATATCGCCTATTTTCAATATACTTAATTTGAACATCTCTAATATTTGCAGTATATGGAGGAATCACTACATTATAAATTGCCATTCCGTTTGATTCATCAGTTGGAATAGTTGGATATACTGCAGGAATACCTTTTTTAACAACAAGTTGTTGGTCAGAAGTAGCAATGATCTTATCAATACGAGCTAAGTAATATTGATAGTCTGCTTGTAGTGTAGTTTTTGGATCTGGAATTTGGCCATTATTTAATGCAGTACCACCATCAGCTTTTCTTGGTCTAAAATCAATACAATCTCTTAATTCATATGTAATACCAGACGATGGATCATTAAATTGTGGAATATTTGCATAGTCAATAGCATATGAATCTACTGAAAGATAGCCATTGCCTGAGTGTGAGAAGTTTCTATACACAACTAATACATAATCGGTGTTTGCCGGAGCAGTTCCTATTAGAACTAAATTACCGTGATCGTATATTTCTGCGCGTTGACCATTATCAACACTATAATTTGCAGTAACATCGGTGTGTGCTACCCCGCCCCAAGCTAGAACGCCAGTATCAGGATCAATAGTAACAGAAGCTGGGTCTGTATTTCCAGTATTATAGATACCTACTCCATCAACACCTATATCATAGATGTCTGATAAGTTAAGATTATCTTTACCGCCGACTGATGTATTTAAACCAGGTGCAAGAACTTTAATAGAATATTTAGATAAAGCTTTTTTCTTCTCGGTTTGTTGATTTACTGTAATTGATGCAATAATAGTAGCTTGACCTGCAAAACTTCCACTATTTAAATCAAATGTAGCTGATTGTGGAGAGTTTGTAACAGGAATAGATAATGTAATTGATTTAGATGAAGCGCTGTCAAATCTAACAATATCACCAACAACTAGACCTGTGGAGCCAGCGTTTGAAATTGATGTAATTACAACATGATAATAAGTATCTTTAATGGTGTCTGATAATGCACCAGATCCACCATAAAATCTTTCTAGACCAGTATTTGTTTGAATAGATGCTTGGCCAGAAGAGAATGAAATTGTAGTAAATGTTCTTTGAATTGTATAATCTGTTTGAGAAGCTAATGAAGCGTCTTTAACGGTTTTAACAAATTGATTTGGTATAGGGAATACTAAACCTGGGCTATCTGAACCACCAAGGAAGGCATCACCACCAGTATCTCCACCAACTTTACTTAAGTCTGAAATGTTTGCGCCAGAAAGAACTGTTGCTCCAGATCTAATAACAATAGACTCAGCATCTTTAAAATATTTACCTGAATCCATAACAATATCAAACAAGTACATTTCATAGAATGCAGTTATGCCAGGAGTTCCTGAATTAAGTTGTAAGAATCTTACCTTAGCAGAACCAATCTTTGATGAAGCACCACTAACTGAACTTCTAGTTACATTATGAATTTCTACGGATGAATATGGATTAGTAGAAATATTAGTGCTGAATGAACCATATAAACTAGTTACATAAACATAGTTACCATATGTCATAGCAACATCAATACCAGTTACTTGTTCATATGCGCGGGCTCTATCTAATGTAAGGAATGTTTGATTAATAGTTTGGAATTCATAACCTTTAACGTATGCTTTACCTGGATCAAGAGCGGCAGTAAATTTAGTAGCATCACCATTTACATCATTAAGGATTTGAATAGGCCAGTTTTTAACTGTATAATCGCCTGATTCATCAAAAGTTCTACGAGCTAATTCTTTACCAATTTCTGAATAAACAGTCTTATCTTTATTTACTACTAATGCTCCATCTACAACACGAGCAATCTCAATAAAGTTTTCTACAGTTTCATCAAGACCTTTAACTGTTAATGTTAGATATGCTTTATAACGATCTGCGCCAGGCGCTGCAAAGTTTGGAGACTCTTGAGCTCTATCAAATAATGATGTGTCATTATCAGTACCATATAACTCTTCATTTAATACTAAACCAATATTGTGTGAAGTATTATTTGCATATTTGTTTACTGGAATAGTTTGTGCTTCAAGATAAACAAATTTACCATCTACAAAGAATACACCTGAGTCAATTGAGAAACCCATAGCGTTATTAAATGCAGACGCTGAATATATAGTAGCTGTATATGCAGTACCTGAAGAAGTTGTAATATTTTCTCCAAGATTAAATGCGGTACCTGAAATAATTGATACTAAGAGAGTTTTTGGGTCGCCTGCAGCATTAAGATCTGTAACAGCTTTAACTACAGCTTGAGTCTTGCTATCTGCCCCAATAATTGTTTTACCTAGAAAGTTTGATAATTTAACAGTTTGACCAGAATATGTAGAATTAATTTTAATTGACATTAATTGAGTATCAAATAATCTACCACCGCCTAATACAATAGATCCATTTACAAATACGTGCTTACCAAATTTCTTAATTTGGTCTTGTATTTGTGTTTGAAGCTGAGTTAACTCTCTAGCTTGGACAGCATATCCAGGACGGAATAAGATTCGATGATAGTTCTTGGTTTCATCAAAGTCATCGTAGTAAGGATTGATATCGAAATTAATTGCCATGTTTATTCTTCCAGTTAATTTTATATATTTATATTGTTAAAACGGTTCTTACTGTAATAATTTGTTCAGCTGTAGGAGCATATGGTTCTCTTACTGAGAACATTAAGAAGTCTCCAGAGAACTGATCAATAGTTCTCTCTGAAACACTTGTAACAATAATATTTGTTGATGGAACTGTTGCTACTTGTAAGCCTGCATCTGTAGGATCTGTTACTATTGTATCTCCAATACTTACAGTAAAGTTATTAAATACAGATAGTAAAAGTTGTGTATCTGTAAAGTCAACAACTCTATACTTCTTATATCCATCTTTTAATAATAACATATCGTATTGAATTAATGCTTTATCAAATTGAGCAGTAACTAGAACGCAACCTGATCCAATATCATCAGTAAATCTTCTAGTAGATCCAAACTTCTTAAAGTTTCTTACAAGACCAACTTTACGATAGTCATTATTGATTTCAATACCTTGATTCTTATCTCTTGAAATAGATGTATAGAATACGATTGAGTTAGCATTTAGCTCATCAATAGCATTTGAGCCATGCCCACCCAATGGAGACATAATAGCTCTTGCAACTGCACCCGCTGCGCCAGTATTTCCAGTAAATTGCACGTCTGTCCAGGTATAACCTTTTCCTGGATTTGTAATTTTGATTTTAGAAACTTTACCACCCGAACATATAGCTTCGGCTTCAGCACCGGTACCATCACCTAGAATAGTTACTGTAGCAGCCCCATATCCTGATCCGCCTTCAACTACTTTAATAGATTCTATAGATCCAGGAACAGCCAATAGTTCTACGTTTGCTTGAAGTGTGTCTACATTTCCTGTAGCAAAATCTGCAACTAACTTAGCAGTGTTAGTATTAATAGTATCAAGATTCCAATCTACACTCTTAGATGAATCATTAATAGTAATATTAGCATTTGTGTATCCAATACCAGGATCTACTACAGTATAACCAACGATTTCTCCGCCGGTTCCTAATACTACAGTAGCTGTTGCAATACCTGAAGTTAATGTTAATGTGTGAGCAGCTCCAATTCCATCAGCTAATGGAATAAAGACTGTGGCTATAGCATTAGCGTATGATGTAGCTAATTGAATAGTATTATCATCAATTTTAATTACATAGTATGTAGTGGTTGATGTTAAGCCACTAACTGATGTTCCGCCGCCATTATTATATACTACAGCATCACCAGTTTCTAATCTATGAATATTGTATGTGATTGCATCTGATGCATCATTAACATCAGTAACCGCATTAAATGTAAATTTAGGAGCTGTAATAGTAACATTAGGAACAGCAGTATAACCATAACCAGCAGACGTTACCGTAATAATAGTTATTTTACCACCCGAAATTGATGCTATAGCTGACGCAGTATCTCCAGATGTAGGAGCATCTATAGTTATGTCTGGTACCTCAGAATATTTTGTACCAGAAGCATTAATAAGAATTGTATAAACGCTATCAATCCCTGGAGTAATAATTAAGTCTATTGCAGCATCAGTTTTATCTTGTACTACAGATACTAAAGCTTTTCTTGCCAAGTATGTAAGTTCAGCGGTGCCATTTGATTGAGCACCGGTTGTATGAGATGGTGCTGTAGCAGATGTTGTACCTGAAACTGTTACTGTGTAATAAATTCCATTGTGAGAAATAATTTGGCTAATTCCAAGAAACGTATTAGCTGTCCATTCTGCATTAGCTACAACAGGTGCAGACGCTGTAATTGTTGCTGCAGGTAATCCTTGATAACCATAACCGCCATCAGTTAATGTTAATACATCTACACCACCACTAGATAAAGTAGCAGACGCTAAAGCCGTTGTTCCTACATATTTTAATTGACATGAACCGTTATTAATAGTACCAGAAGTATGAATTGGGCCAGATGAACCTAATTTTGTACCTGAAACTACATAATAGAAATTCTCTCTTGTAGTAGCTAGATTAATATACCTAATATAACTACCAAGTGGCACAGCTAAATTAGAAGACCAATCAATATACGATTGAAATGGTTTTGATACAGTTAAATCTATTGCAGTGTATCCTTCTCCAGGATTATCTAAAACTAAACTGCCTAATAAGTATGGATTGGATTCTTTATATCCATCACCCGTAATAATTGCTGTTGTTGTTAATGGGTTATAACCAGAACCACCGCTCTCAATACTAATATTATTAATTTCCCCGCTTGAGAAGAAAGCTGCCTTTAGTGCAGTAGATACTGGCATATATGTTGAAGAAAGAAATCTGTTTCTTAGTGATACAGGAATACTGTACATAAATTTCCATCTATATCCATCTGGAGTCTCTACTATCTGTGGTGTTGTACCAGTCGGCATGTATAGTGATTTAGTATTATCATTATTGTCAATACATTTATATACATTAAATTCTGATGTTAATACATAAAATATGGCATCTTCTAATCGTACTGCGCCTGAATATGCTGGTGCGTATCCATAGCCAGTACTAGTTTCAATAGCATCATCATACATGTCATACACATTACCATAATTCCAATCGATACGTTTTACAACATAAGATACATCAGATGGTTTAATCTTCTTTGCAGTAAGAATATCTCTACGAACATGCAGCTCGTATCTAAAGTTCTCTGATGGCTGACCTGGATAATCGCCAGAAGATGAACCAATAAACGGACTTAAGAAGTCTGTCCATGGATTTTCTTTACCAAACCAGTGATAATATGTTGCAGTTTTTGAAGTTACTTCCTGATAGATAGCATCAGCAATCGTCTTCTTAAACTTTGGTTTAAATATGGAATATGATGTTGTAGCCATTTAATTATCCTACAGAAACAACCCATGAAATTGAAATAGTTTCAGAACCAGACTTAGTAATTACTGGGAATGTTGTTCTGCAGAGCATAGTACCATAAGTTAATTTATGAGAAGTACCAATACCATCAGTGATAGCAATAGCAGTTCCAGCTGCGGCATTTGCAGCAGATGTTGCTAATTTTAAAGTATCATTTGTTAATCTAATAACATAATAAGTACCACCATCAACTAAACCTACAACAGCAGTACCACCGCCGTCTGTATATGTAACTTTAGTGCCTGTAGTAAATCCATGATTAACATATGTAATCACGTGTGATGCTGAATCAACATTATTGTCTGCATCAAATTTAATTACTGAAGTAGAACTTTTATTAAACACGCCAGCTTCAACGATTGAACCTGTTCCAGTACCAGCTGGAAATAACGCGCTAAATGTTACATTAGATCCGGATGCTGATGCAGAAGCCGTAGCAACTCGAGCTAACTCATTAACTAGTGTAGTTTGTGATAATGCACCTACTGAAGAGTCGTCACCGATAGCCATATAACCCATTGGATCATATGTGCCAGCAACAATTCTAGATGCTATGAATTCTTTTCCTGACGTTACAACAAGATTAGGAACTTCTGTAGTAAAGACTTCCTCCCCTTTTTCGTTGAATTTTTTAATTAACAAACGTCCTGTTAATGTTATGCTATCTTTTAACATTTTTACTCCTATGGTTTAGCGACAGTTGGTGTGTCACTTAATGTTGTACTTGAACTTAATATGTTTCTTTCATCCCCAAAGAACGGAATGTTAACTGGTGGATTATAGAATTCATCTGGTGCCATGTAGTCTTCAGCGTCATATGGATCAATTCTAATTCTACCAAACGTATCAGATAGGTAGAAATAATCATTGGTTATAGGTTTATTTATCTGATTAAACGTGGCTTGTGAACGCCATTGTGCTAATACTTGTGAAGCCTGAACACCTGGGATATAGGTATTTTGAATTTGATATTCACCAAATAAGGCTGTACCGGCTGGATGAAGATATGATTTAATTAAAGACTTATATTTTTCAAGCTTTTCATCCACTGTAATCAGGTAAGAATACTTCTGCCATCTATAACTATCTTGGATGAATATGTCATCATCAAGGAATCCATCATTGGAATTATAATGTCCTTGGTACTTTGCTACAGCACCAATATCAAATCTTATAACTAAATAATTTGGGTTTGATCCTTGCGAATTAATAGATTCTTGATAGAACTGTCTTAAAAATGTAGCAGCGTATGTAGGATCAGTATATTCCAAATCAGCATAATTTGGGCTTAGAATATAACCATAATCCACATACTCATCAATTTTAGTATCATTAGGAATAGAATAAAGCTGTGTACTATCTCGGGTTAAAGTAATTAATGAATTTGATGCTACTGTTCCGCTAGATTTTAATAGATAAAAGTCAGTGTCATACCCATATCCAAAGGCAATAGTGGCAATATTAACAACACCGCCGTTTGAATCAACCTTTGTTACTTTTATTTTTTGTGTAATTAATTCGCCTCTTGATATAGTTGTACCTTCAATAATATCTCCAAGCTTATAACCTACACCAGGTAATTCTACTGTGTATTTTACAGTTGTAGGAATAATAGATCCAGTTACACCAGCATAGGATAATGTGTATCCTATTTTTATGTCACCATAATAATTCTTGTTAATAAAGACTTCGTATAAGTTACCAGATACTTGTCTAATTCTATCAACAAATACTTTAATAATTACTTTTGGTCCTAGAATTGATATTCTATTTCCTACTAATTTAACTGCATCACCTGCTGATATCTCAACAAACAATGATACTTCTTGTTGCCATTTACCATCAGATACTTTAAGTACAGAATCCCATGGATATGAGATTTCAGCAACTTTTCCATATAAAAGTTTAAATAAGAATTTGTATGATGCTTCAACACCCTTTGAAACAAATAATTCTTTTATTTTTCTTAACAGTAATCTTTTATCAATATTTTCGTAGTTATCACCAAAGACATCTAGTTCATTCTTAAAGAATTGAACAAATGAATCTAGAGTTTGATCTATATCTCTAATCTCAGTAACATTTCTTTTCTCATACTGATCTAGATATTCATAGTATGCTTCAATAAAAGCAACAAATAAAGGATAGTCTTCCCTAGCAAATTCTGGGATTTGTTTAGATACTATCGACTTTAAATTAATTGTCATTAATTTCTACTTGAAGTGAATTGATAATTAGCACCACCGGCTGGATCACCGATTGTTAGTTTATCAAGCACCATAGATATATTAATATTTTCATCTGGGATAGTGACTAATTGGTTACGCACTGAAACAACATCGTTAGATTGCGGTTTAACAATTAGTTCAAAGATACCACCATTTGTTTGGTCAACACCAGTTATTTCTAACTCTGTTAATGTAACCGTTCCTGCTGTATAATCAATAGAACCAAATGTTTTATAATATGTCTTGTTGTCAATATTATAATAATACATCTTTAAAACACCCATGTTGTCGCCCGTCGGCATATCTTCAAGGTACATTAGTTTTTCTGGTTCACCTTGAATATAAAATCCTGTAGATGTTAATGAATTTTCTGGAACACCTGAATAATAGATAGGGTTTCCTAAATAGATTTTATAATTTTCATTTGTGTTATATTTTACTTCAATTTCTCTATGAAGTTTAATAGTTGTAATATTACTAATAATAGAATCTTCGGTTGCATCTATTTGTGAAGATAGATTTGAGTGTCTAAATACACCACTAAATGAATTTAAATATGTAGTATTATAATTTTGAATAGTTTGAGTTACTAATGTTTTTAATTCAGATTCTGTTTTTGATGTAAGTCTTGGATTATAGTAAGCAGTAGTAGTGATCTCAAGATTAATATATTCTGGGTTTACAATAACTGGCTGTATTGAAACAACGTTCTTTTGTTTTAAGATCTGATTTATAATAAAAGTCTTTTGACTATCAGTTAATAGTGCTGTTGTAACAGGTTTAATTGATAGATAAACTTTACCATAGACTGGAGGAACATTGTCTTCTCCACCCCAAGCGTTAACTGTTTCTGCTTCTGGGTATAATCTATATACTAACGCTTTATAATCTTCAACTGTAACTGCTCTATTTTGTGCTGAATAAGCTCTAGGCGCATTATATCTAATTGAGTCAATAGTTTCAATGTCTGAACCACCAACAGCTGGAGTTAATGTAGTGACTGCAACTACACCACCTAGTAATGAAGAACCTGAATAATTAAATACTCTTGCTCCATTTGCATCAGCTTTGTTTGTAACTAGATATGATAGATTAATAATATTGCCGTTTGAAAGAGCTTTACCAATAACACCGTTTCCAAATTCTAATTGATATAACTGACCTTCTATTTCTTTAACAAAATATACTTGTGATGTTCCATCAAGGTTTAATATCTCTTCTTGATTAACATACGTGTTAAATACTGATGAAGATGCATTATCTTGTATTCTAACTTTAAGAGTAGATAGATCAACATCTGCGTTTGGAACAGTATATACCATTCCATCAGATACAGTGTATTTAAATGTTAATGGAGTACCTTGTTTAATTTGTACATTACTAAATGTATATTTGGAATTTAGTAATTGCGTTTCAATAGCTTCTAAATTATAAAATACGTACTGTGAACCATCAATAGTTGTTGTAAATTGACTTAATGCAGGTAATGTTAATAAAGCTGGACTAGAACTTGTACTAGATACAACTATATTAACTGTTGCTGTTGCACATGATGCTGTATGTGGAATATACCCAATTTCTTTAGCTCTTGAAACGACTGAGGATCGTTTGCTGGCGGAATCCAAAAAGGATTCATTGACAGCTAAGTTTGTATATAGAGCGTTGTAATGGGTATTATATGCAAGTAAGTCTAAAAGTATGGAAAGTCCAGCTCCTTCAAAGTCATAATCCTTAAAGGTATCTTGACTTTGTAAGAATGTTTTTAGATTGGTCTTAATTGCATCAAAATCCAATTCAGCAGTAGTTATATTTTTGTTTGCAGCCATTATCGTGTTCTCGTTAAAATAAGGTCGACAACCTGTGGTTTAGTCGTGTTTACAATTGTAAACTGTATTGAAACATATACTTCATTATTATCTGGTGAAACTGTCACTAGTACGTCATCTAATCTTACTCGAGGTTCAAATCCAATAATGGTATCAGTAATTGCTCTCTTTAGCATAATGTTTAATAAAGGAGTTGCTGGTTCAAACAGTAATCCCCTAATTTGAGATCCAATCTCTGAATGGAATGGTCTCTCATAATTCTGTGTTAGTACTAAATTCTTTACGGAGGCTTTAATGGCATCCTCATCAAACTTACGAACGACATCCTTTGTTACTGGATGTTTAGTAAAGTTTAAATCTAAATCTGAAAATGTTCTAGTATTTCTGGCCATCTATTATTTATATCCCTATCCAAAGAATACGCTAGGTGATCCTTGAGCTGATACGGATCCACATGTTATTGGATCTCCTATTCTAACCGCAGCTTTACCATTAATAAACACTTTAGATGAACCCTCTTCAGCTATACCATCATGACATATAATAGTACAGCAATGAGTTACCCAATGGTCACCTTTTCTATGTGCACCTAACCCATTAATAAACACGTTATTACTGGCTTCGTCATTAACTCTAGGTGGAAAACATCCATGGCCTGAGCAAATATCTCCTAATCTTGTAGCAGCTGCCATTATGCAACCGATCCATAGACTGTACCCGTTGCACCCCATGTTACTGAATTTGCGTTAAGTTTAATAGCTTGGCCGCCAGGACTACCTGGTTGGCCAAAGCATGCAGTACGAGGAGCACAATACCCTGGAGACGTTGTTCCTGCCGAATTAGAACTGCCACCAGGGGCTACACACAAGGAAAAATTACCAGGAGGACCAATAGTGTATCCTCCCCCGGCAGCACCCCAACCACCACCGCCCCCGCCGGAATTAGATGTCCAGGTAGCAGGAGAGATTGGGTTTCCACGATAATAATGATACGATGCACCTCCACCAGCACCACCTCCTTGACCAGCATGATCAGTAGGATTAGTAGCTATGGCACCTCCGGTTCCACCTGTTCCTGGAAGTATTCTACCACCCCCTCCGCCGCCAGCACCACTACCACAAGTACCAGCAAGACCAATTGTGCCACCTGCTCCTGCTGTACCACCTGGTCGAGTGCCACCTGCACCGCCGCCAGCACCGCCACCACCAACTGAACCAGAAGATTGTACTGGAAATGATCCCGGTGTATTAGGCCATCTATTAGAAGCCCCGCCTCCGCCCCCGCCTGCAATATAAGAATTATTAGTAATAGTAACTGGTTTAGCTAGATTTATAGCTGGTTGACCTGCAGTGCTATTTATTGCTACTATTGGGTTAGCAGGGGCAGGTCCTATAAAGCTTCCACCATATCCACCTTGACCCATGATATAACCATTATTAATTATAGATACTGGTCCAGGGAATGCAGCTGGAATATTCATTCCATAAACAGTAGCGCCAGTTGCGCCATTTGCATATATGTAAACACCAGGTGAAATTGTAACTGTTGCCGGACCAGACGAATACGCAGGTGATGCAACTGTAGTAGCCCATGTATAAAGGTCTAGATTAGATTGTGGTGTAGAAATAGTTCCAGTCCATGCATTAGACTTACCATAACCATCTGCAGCAAGCCTTATGGCTCCAGTAGGAACACCATAAAGTGTTCTTACACCCGTAGCACCAAGTGATATCTGTGCAGTTGCAGTAAGGCCAAGTTCAACATTGACGCTACCACCTAAACTAATTGCTCCTGTAGATCCTAATGCCATATTATGGTGTAGGTAATAGGTCTGGTGTAGCTTCAGGAATGGCTACAAATGAACCATTGCTTTCATTATACCAGAATTTATCTGCAATAATATTATCATTGCAATCTACCCAATAAAGGGCAGGTGCAACTTCAAATGTTCCTGAAGTCTCTACTATTTGAGCTACTCTATAACCTGATTCTCTAGGTTCAACTGTTGAAATTAATGCTTTTTTCATATTATCCTTATGCGTATTGATATACGACTATAATCCCGTTTCCACCAGCGCCGCCAGTAGAAGTTCCAGCATAACCGCCACCTCCGCCTCCACCTGAACTGCCTGCTGTAGGAGAAATACTTTGTGCTCCACCGCGACCACCTCCTGCTCCAAGATAACCTGCGCCTCCAGCTCCACCACCAGTAGTAGCATAAAAACCACCACCTGATGCAGAACCACCTGATCCTGTTAAGTTTATATCACCGCCTGTACCAACTCCGCCTTCTCCACCTCTGCCACCACCAGCTGTACCTTCTGTACCGCCAGTAGCACTTAAAAATCCACCAAAGGATGAAGTACCAGCTGCTGATCCTACAATAACTAATTCATTGTCTGCTATTTCTGATGCTAATAGTCTTCTTACTGAATGACCTCCAGCACCTCCACCGCCACCACCATAATAAGCACTACCACTTATAAGGCCATCACCGCCCTTACCGCCCCCACCTACTACATGGACAACAATATATGTTGGTTCATAATCTAATTTATTAAATCCAGTTGAACCTGGAACTGTGTATGTTGTAATTGCTATTAAAGATCCAGCTGCTCTAGCACTAGGAACTCCGCTAGCACCCTGTGGGCCCGTAGCTCCACCAGGACCTTGAATACCACGAACCCCTGTAGCTCCTGTAGATCCAATACCTGAAGCACCTTGTGTACCTGTAGCACCGCTTGCTCCACTAGCACCGCTTGCGCCTTGATAACCTGACGCGCCTATTGGACCAGTACTTCCTGTAGCACCAATATAACCTGTAGCCCCTGTTGCTCCCGTATAACCTGATGCGCCTTGTGTACCTGTGGCTCCAGTATAACCAGTAGCACCGCTTGCTCCACTTGCTCCTGAAGCACCATCTATACCAGTTGCTCCCGCATAACCGGTTGCGCCTGAAGACCCTGTAATACCTTGAATACCTTGTATACCCTGGATACCTTGTGGGCCGGTTGCGCCCGCATCTCCTGTAAGACCTGATGCTCCTTGAATACCGCTAGCACCTGATGCGCCTGTTGCACCAGTATATCCTGTTGCGCCAGTATATCCTGTAGCTCCTATTGGACCTGTAGCTCCTGAAGCACCATCAAAACCTGTAGCACCTGAAGCTCCGCTTGCACCTTTAACACCTGTTGCTCCTTGTACACCACTAGCGCCTGACGCACCTTGTAAGCCTGAAGCACCCTGTAAACCTGAAGCTCCAATAGGACCTGTAGAACCTGTAGCACCTGTAGGGCCAGTACTTCCTGTAGCACCCGTAGCACCAGTATATCCGGTTGCTCCTGTTGGACCCGTAGAACCTGTAGCACCAGTTGCTCCTGTAGGACCATGTGGTGGAGTTACCCAACTTCTATTTCCAGAAGTATCTGATGCTAATACATCGCCAGTATAGGTAGGAACTCCTAGATTTGGTTCAGCTTCTGAAAGCTGTAAAAAGTTATACCTATCAGCTTCAACGCTGGTAGGAGGTATGACTTTAACTTTGCCCGATAATATTCTAGCCATTTACTGATTCCAAGATACTCAATGTAATTTTAAATTTATTGTCATCACTCGCTGTCACTTTAAGTTCATGACCTTCTTCAAGTACTAATTTACCTTGTACAGCTGATGCTGAATCATTTCCAGGTACAGAGAAATTTTTAATTAACTCAGTTGTTGTACTTGTGCCTGAATAATAATGTGATACTGTTACTGTACCTGAAGTATTTGTTATGTTTGCTATTTGAGCCATTAAGATAATAGCCGATTTACCTACAGGCGCAGTATAGATGGAAGTTTCAGTAGTTGTTATCTCTGCTGTCTTGGTTTTAAATACGTTTAATGCGATAGCCATTATGCTGTTCCTTCGATTGCTAATATGTATGGGGTTAAGATGGCAAATAGTGATTTATTAAATGACTCACCTGTAATAATACCATCAGCTCTGTTAATTAATAATCCTGTACCAATTCTAAAGTTACCGTTTTCATCTGTACTAGTAAATACAACTGATCCACCGTTTGTTTGTACAATTTGATTTTCAGGTACAGGTATACCACCAAGTTGTGGTAAACATTTTGTAATATCATTTCCCGAACCAACATATTCCATTGTATGGTCAGATGTAGATATAAAGCTTCGTCTATAGAACTTAGCTTCTGAATTATCTGGTATAGCATGAATGTCTTGAATAGTTTCTAATATAGTAACATTAGATTGTCCTGTACCAGCATCTAAGTTTGCTGGAGCGACTGATGGACCATTTGTTACAACATCATTTATTATAGTAACTAGTGATGATAATGTTGAGCTTGCTGTAGCACCACCAGTTTTTGTTAGATCTTTAGCTTGTAAAGTATGTGATCCAGTTAATAAATCTGGTGCAGTAGTATTAGTGATAATATCTTGTGCTATAGTATTTAAATAACTAAAGCCATCAGTAGATGGGCCAATTAATGATGGGATAGGACTAATAGCTGCATACCAATAAGCTAATACTGCTCGTACAGTTTTTTGATTGCCACCAAAAGTTACATCATTTGCAAGATTATCAACAAATGTTCCTATGTCTCTTTGACATAAAGCTTTGTCATATATATAACCAGGATTTTGCTGGTCTATGTATTCAACAACTTGTTCTTGTATAAATGCTTTATTTAATGTTAGTAAAGCTGCTGCATTTGAATAGTTTAATCTTGATACTGGAGCTACTAATGGACTTGCAACGTTAACTGTATACCATGTTGCACCATTATCAAATGTTAATGCATCACCAACACTAGGTCTAAATTCGAGTTCATCAATAACTATTGTTGATCCTATTTGGTCAACACCATTACTTCTACCAATTTGTTTTACTGGACTAATACCATCAGCTACTAAACCATATGTACCAAATGATGAGTTAGAGTTTGTGATAGAACAGTAACCGCCGTTAGTACATAATACTGCAATGTCTGTACAAATAGTAAATATAGAAACTAGCTGTGCATACGCTTCATTATCCATATGCATACCAATACCACCTTGATTGTATTGTGTAAACGCGTCAAATACCATTGACTTAAGACCATCGACGGCACTACCATCTACGTATACACCTTTACCTGTAGTTGTTAGTGATGTACAGTTTTGAATATATGGGCTTCGTTTAATATAAGATGGTACTGCTGTGATATTTCCTGATCCATCTCTTGGTGGATATGCAATAGCTGCAGCTGGAGTTACATGATCTTTAAATGTGAAACCCCAAATATAACTTCCCATGTTTACATGGAATATATCTTTATTAGTTGTTAATGGTCTAACTACAGTTGTTCTTAAGTTATCACCAATAATTGCGCATTCTGCTGGTAGTACGACTGGATTGTTTTCAGTATAATCACC